GGCAGAGAAACGACCTAAACGAGATTGGTTTGGTGCAGATCAAGAAAGATATCTTACCTCACTAAAGAGTTGGTCACACATCACGGCTCGTATGTTATATTCTATGGAGTTAGAAGAAAGGCAGTTGATTATCTTTATCCATCATTTAGGCATTGAACACGTTGGCGTTCAGACATTTGATCCACAAGACAAAGGTATACCGACTGACTACCGACCTAACGAAAGTCACAAATTGGAGAAATAATGGAACCTTCAGTATCAATTTTATTTATTGTGATGACAGTTCTATCACCATTATTGGCGAAACACGGTTACGATGGCGCTGCCAATGTAGATAGAGATGAACTTTATTGTGCCGCACAGAATATCTACTTTGAGAGTAGAGGCGAACCCGACTTGGGACAACTCGGTGTGGGACAGGTAGTTCTAAATAGAGTAGAGAGTCCTAAGTGGCCTGATAGCATCTGTGATGTTGTCTGGCAAGAAAAACAATTCAGTTGGACCCACGACGGCAAGAGTGATAGAATAAATGTGGGAAACAAATTGAACCGCTTGGCTTGGATGAAGTCAGTCTTTTATGCGGTTATGGCAATGGTTGAAGATGATGCTACCAATGGGGCAACTCACTATCATAATAAAAGTGTAGAACCCTACTGGGCGAATAGCATGAATCAAACAGCCATAATAGGTAATCATATATTTTATAAGGAGTAGTAAATGAAGAAGTTAGCAATTGCAATCGCAGCCGCATCAATTCTGTTGACTGGATGTGCTGGTACATATTCAAAACAGGACACCGGCACTGCTGCTGGTGCTCTCTTGGGTGGTGGTCTGGCCTACGGTCTTGGACAGAACTCAAGCAACAAAGAAATCTGGACAGTTCTTGGTATCGGCCTTGGTGCGATGTTGGGCAATCAAATTGGTCAACAGTTGGATGAACGTGACCGTCTTATGATGGGTCAGAGTTTCCAGGCTGCTCTTGAACAGGCGCCTGATAACAGTTCAAGTTCTTGGCGTAACCCCAACACGGGTAACAGTGGGTACACGACTCCAACACGAACAGTCGTAGCATCTAACGGTACACCGTGTCGTGAGTTTACACAGACCGTAACTATTGGTGGTAAACCCCAACAGGCTTATGGTACTGCTTGCCGACAGGCAGATGGTTCTTGGAAGATTCAACAGTAATGCCACAATATCGAATGGTAAATCCAGAGACAGGTGAGGCAGAGGACCTTACCTGTTCTATTTCCGATATGGAAGTGCTTAAACAAGAAGGTTGGGTTCATGTATTTGTTCCCAACCCCAATTCTATTATTAGTGGTAGAGATCATTCAGGTCATAGTGGTGGCTACGGTACAGATGAAGGTTGGAAAGATACATTACGGAGAATAAGAGATAATAATCCTGGGTCAACGATTGATGTTTGATAAGAGGAAAAAATTAAAATAAATAGTTCATCAATGTTAACCATTGGAGGACTCACTTTGAGTAAACATAAAAAGATGTATATTAATAAAGACAGTTTAGTAAAAATAGAACCTGTTGGACCTGGCCAGGAAAAGGCCTTTAAGGCCTACGAAGAAGGTAAGAATCTTTTTCTTTCTGGTTCGGCTGGGACAGGTAAAACATTTATATTATTACATCTAGCCTTTAAAGAAGTACTAGATAAAAATTCTCAATATGATAAGGTAGTTTTAGTTCGTTCATTACTACCATCAAGAGATATAGGTTATCTTCCAGGAACACTAGAGGAGAAGAGCCTACTTTATCAAGATCCTTACCGCATATTGGTAAGATATTTGTTTGAAATGCCAAACGAACAAGAGTTTGTAACATTATATGATAAACTTGCTGGTCAAGGATCATTAGAATTTTACTCAACCTCCTTTCTGCGAGGTCAAACATTTGATAGAAGCATTATTATAGTTGATGAGGCTTCTAATTTACTTTTTCAAGAACTAGATACTATTATGACTAGAGTTGGTCAAAATAGTAAGATAATGTTTGCAGGTGATATGGCACAATCTGATCTCCGCAAACATAATGGTGACCGTGAAGGTTATCATAACTTTGAAGCTATCCTAGAAGAAATGGATGAGTTTGAAGTTGTAGAATTCGGTATTGGTGATATTATTAGAAGTGGACTTGTTAGGTCTTATCTGATAGCAAAAACTAATATGGGAATCAAAATGGAAAATGCTTGACATACTTTCTTCTTTGTGAGATAATTATACTATGAATACAGAAATAAATTGGCCTGAGTTGGTCGTACATACCCATAATGGAATGCGTTTTTATGAAGCGCCTGATGGTAATAAGTATCCTTCTATTACTACGGTGATAGGTAAACAACCGGGTAAGCAAAAAGGCTTACAGGAATGGCGTGAACGTATTGGTGAAGAACAAGCTCGCATTGTTTCTGGTAAGGCAGCCAGGCGTGGTACTGCCTTTCATAACATATGTGAAGATTATTTAAATGGTATGGAAGATATAACACACCACAAAGAAAAGAATTTTCTTGCATATTGTATGTTTGGTGAAATGAAATCTCATCTAGATCAAAAGATTAATAAAGTTGTTTTACAAGAGCAATCTATGTATTCACCAAAGTACAAAGTAGCAGGGCGATGTGACTTTATAGGTGTATACAATGATACATTGGCAGTTGTAGATTTTAAAACTACTACAACACCAAAGAAAGAAGAATGGATTGAAGATTACTTTATTCAGTGTTCGGCATACGCTTCTATGTATGAAGAACATACTGGAGTAACGATTGAAGATATTGTTATTATGATGGTGGCCGAAGATGGTCAAGTACAGATTTTTGAAAAGAAAGCATCTGACTATCTTCCAAAACTAGAAACAATGATGGATGATTTTTACGAGAATCTTTAATGGAAGATTATGATGCTTGGTTAAAATATCCACAACATCACAAATGGTTTAATAAATTATGGTTAGCAGAAAAACTTGGATACCAATGTGGTCCTGCAGGAATAAGAGTTCCTAAAAAAGGTTATTATATAGTAAGACCTATTTATAACCTGGCTGGCATGGGGATTGGTGCAGAACGTAAATGGTTAGTACCAGAAAACAACGCCGTCCTACCTGGTTATTTTTGGTGTGAATATTTTGAAGGAAAGCATTATTCAATAGATTATGAGTGGTATATTGATAAACCTCCATTTTGGAGACCTTGCATATCTTATGAAGGTATTAAAAAGAGATCAAACTTATCTAGGTTTACAGCTTGGTATAAAACAGATTTTACAATATCACTTTCCTCACTTTTCTATGAATTAGGTGATGTTAGGAAAATAAATGTGGAAAGTATAGAAGAAAATATTATAGAGATACATTTAAGACCTAATCCAGATCCGGGTGATGGTGAGACATATGAGACTATGATTCCCATATGGCAAGATAGTGAATCAACCATTACATCGTTTATGGAAGATGGTTACAGGTGGGTAGAATCTTATGATGATGGGGATGGTGATTTAAATAACCCAAGAGTAGGATTCGTAGTAAAATAAATAGTTGAATATGTTTTATTTAAGGAGATAAATTAAAAATGAAAAAGTTTTTAACAACAATGTTATGTTTGTGCCCAATGAGTGCTTTTGCACTTTCAACTGTGTCGGATGTGACGGTAACATCTGGAAATACAAGTATTGCTTTTGACCAAGATGGTGATGAGCTTACTATAGGTCATCGAGGCCTATCTTTTTCTACAAGTGATACCGTAGATGTTGGTATAGCTTATGATGCTGACTTTGGACTTTTTAGTGGTGGTGTGTCTTATGATTATACCACTGATGAGGAAAGTGTAGTTGGTGTATCAACAACTCTTTCTCAGTTTGGAGCTGAAGTAGATGCCGAGTTGAGTTGGAACATTAATGATAGTAATGTATCAGCTGAGATCGGTACAGGTTATGCAGTAGCAGGTATCGACGGTAGTGTTACTAGTAACTGGGATGTTGATGATTTTAGTTATGAAGGTCTTGATATAGATGCTGGTTATACTTGGAATGTTTCTGATAGCTTTTCAGTAAGGCCAAATGTCACGATGCCTATTGATGAAGATTGGAATCGTGGTGATCTAATTGCTGGTTTATCAATCAACATTACATTTGGTGGTAATACTACAATTGAATAAATAACTATGTGAAAGATACCGATGACGGTAACCAAGTAGACGGATCGGACGCCGGGGCAGTACCGGCCACCTCCACCATTCGTGGTGAATATCAGGGTATAATAGAATTTTCTAAATCACAACATAAGTACTGGAATGATAGATTGTCAGAGAAAGTTGGAACAAGAGGAGAAGAATACTATTATACACCTAATGAGTGGAGTAGGAGTATAGGTTGGGGCAAAGTACCTGATGAAAGGAATACTCTATATAAGATAGAATTGGAGAAACTTGAAAAAGAAATTCAATACTATCCGAAACACGTTAAACCTATGACAAAACAGTGGGACCGAATACAGGAACTACGAAAGATCATGGGGGTGAAATAGGATCGACGGACGGATGAAAGTTTACAAGAGGAATCTGACACATTTTATAAACGCCAATGATGACGTTTACTTTGAGGACTATGCGCTAGCAGCGTAATTTCTTCACGGGGCATGGGCACCGCCTTGATATCCAACGGGCCCATTTATTAATATGAATAAGAATAAAAGTGGTCTCTGCCGAGGACGCCACACCTGATGAACCGCTGAACCAGAGATAGGCGTGTTCACCTTTACAAAATATTATGACAACAAAAATAACACCTAAAAAATTCACAGTTATTATAGAAGATTTAGTCAAAGAAAAAAGACTAACCCACCTAGAAGCAGTAATGTATTACTGCGAACAAAATCAATTAGAGGCACATACGATTACACGATGGATCGACAAGACCATGCGTGAGAAAATCCAGTATAATGCCGAGGCACTTAATTACTTACCCAAGACGAGTTCGTTGTTTTGAGTCTAATGACCGAATTTGAGTGCTATCAAAATTACCTGGCACTAAAATTGCATTTTGGTGGTGATTATGATTTTCACAGATATAATGGTAAAGTTAGTGCTACTCTAGAATCTTTTGAGAAACGAAAAGATAAATTTAAATTTGTAAAGCTATCTAGAAAATTATCTGATCCACAAATCATAGATTATTACCTTGCCAACTTTATTCGTGGTAAAAAATGGATCGGTGACTTTGAACAGAAAAACTGGATAGAGCATAAGAAGATAAATCAGAGTTTACATTATTTTTATAAAAATGATTTAGAAAAACTATTGACATTTTCCCACGAATTTGATATACTATTTAAATGTGATAACGGAAATCATCCTAAACTTGTTAAGGCATATCTTGGTAAAAAGATTTCGTTAGAGACTTTAGTTATTCTTGAAAAAGTCTTACAGTATAGAGAAAGATTTGATAAAGATATCACAGAAAAATTTATTTGGCCAAAGGTCAGTAAATTAATAAAAGATTATGAACCATTTATGAAAGTATCGGTTAGAAGGTTCAAGAGGATAACTTTAAACACGGTAAAGGAGTATTTCTAATGACAGAAAAAGAAGTATTGGCACCACCAAAGGAATCTTATATTGATGAGGCGAAAAGACGCATAGCTCACCTCTCATATAAGAATGAGCAGGCCGAAGCAAAAATTAAGAAGTTAGAGCATGACAATGCCGAGCTTCAACGATGGGCAAATGATGTTTGTTTGCCTAAACTTCAGGAACTCAGCGATGAGTTATCTTCACGGTACAACCAGAAGAAGTACCGCAACAGAAACTGGCGAGGCGAGTTGAGCCGTGCAAGAGAAGAAGGATCAAAAGTATATTGATCTCGTTTCCAAAGTTGCTCATGATGTTCTTCCTGTCAGTAATGCGAGGATTGCATCAGCAATTGTAATTGGTAATAATGTAGTTGGGTTGGGCCATAATTCTTACAAGACTCATCCACTACAGGCCAAGTACGGCAAAACAGAATACAACATACACATTCATGCAGAGATAGACGCTATCAAGAATAGTTTAAGACGAGTATCTGTAGATGACCTTTCCAAAGCAACTATATACATTAGCAGAGTAAAAAGGAGAGATAGAAAACGTGGATTCATACCTGGACTTTCTGCACCATGCTCTGGCTGTATGGGCGCTATTACAGACTTTGGGATTAAGCGCATTGTTTATTCTCTGGATGGTGGAGGATTTCAGGTCATAGAATGAATAAACATATAAAAGACCTCGGTGAGAAAGGTATGGTCTATCGTCGTAGTATGCACATTGTATTAGAGAATGAGAATACCGGAGAACACCGAGCAGTGAAAGTTGTAATGTATGACAGTAGACAAGGTTGGTTAGCAGAAAGTGATGATGGTGACTGGCAGTGGTATCGTATGAAAAACGAATTCTGGCCCAATGAACCAGAATATTGGAAATACATAAAGAAGGTAGGAACATAATGAGAAAATATGAATATGTTTGGCTTGATGGTTACAAACCTACACAGTCATTAAGAAGTAAAGTAAAAATAGATGAGTATGCTGATATGTGGTCTTTTGATGGCTCATCAAACAATAACTGGAATGGTTATCTGGAAGATAGACGACCCGCTGCCAATGCAGACCCTTATCGTGTAATTCGTCACATTGTGGAGACTTTAATTGATGACTAAGTGGGTAATTAGTACATTAGAATCAATAAAGAAAGAGTATGTTATTGATGCCTATACGGAGAAAGAAGCTAAAGAGAAAATGTATACTCAGGCACCTAACGATGTTAGTGTATTAGGCGAACAGATTTATACAATAGAATGTATCAACGAATATGAGTATGATAAATTTTATAAAGAATCTCAAATGACAATAAATTGGCCATGAAGTCTATATTCATAGCAACTCCTGCGTTTGGGGGAATGGTTACAACACCATATGTAGCCAGTCTTTTGGATACACAGACAGAATTATTTAAACATAGTATTCCATACGAAACACATTTTACTACTGATAGTCTTATTCAACTATCTAGGGATATATTAACTGCAAACTTTTTAATGACAAAACATTCTCATATATTATGGTTAGATGCTGATATTGATTGGAAAGCAAAGGATGTATTACGATTGCTTTCGCATGATAAAGATATAGTTTGTGGTATTTATCCTAGAAAAAGATTTCCTATTGAGTATCCTATTATTTGGACTGAAGATGATAAAGATGTAGATGAATATT